TTTTTTTGTACCAACATATGAAACGCTAAACACCAATAAATACAAATACACATATATAACAAATCATGCACCAAACTCCGTAATACCTTCGTCAAAACTTGCAATATATACAGACTCCTCCAAAAGAGAAGCCAAACCACGCACCATAGACCTAGGTACAAACCTCAATTCGCACCGAATAGCCACATCGAACGCTAACTGATCCATCACTTCCTTCTTGTCATAATGCACCATGTCATCCACATACGCAACATGCAACTCGTGCAAATCGGCAGTAGCGGCGACAAATTTTCCAATCGATTCAGAAGCCTTCACTGGATCTTTCACCCAAAACCAATATCCATCCACAAAAACACCGTACTTCCCACAAAAATAAGGCACCTTGACAGTATATGTCTTCGACTCCAAATTATACATATCCTTGAAATGCGTAGAAGCCTCTACCACATCCACAGGACCAACTGTCTCCACCAGTCCATCATCACCCGTGATCTGAACAGACACCACAGAACTCTTATCCAACTTCATAGCATTGACAGTAGCAATGAATATCAAGATAGAATTCAACGATATGGTGTGAAATCCACCAGAAGTCAACTGCTCAAAAAAACTCAACCAACAAACCAACCATCGCAGCAGAAGCAGTCTTCTTACCAACCATTACACTCCACACGTCCACCAAATCATCCGGAGCCCCCAATTGCTGCCAGAAATGAAAATAAGCCAGCAAATTATATACAGTATGACTCTTGTCACATTGCGATATATCAGTCTCAGTAATCACCAACCTCTTACCAGCTGAGTCCCTGCGCGTCTGCCAAGAATTAAACCAAGACTCCTGATCAGCACGATCCCTACGAACGTTAACACGCACGTTCGGCAATAGTATTTCGTCCAATACATCATGTGCCTCAGTGAGCAATGAAGAATGATACGAATTTGTCATCTTACTATCCTGATAGACAATCGTCTGCGTTGCCTTATGCTCAGAAGCAATAGCACCTGACATAGCAGGTTTAGGCAACGTCTTAGCCATTATCTTCCATTTCCCCATGTCCATACCACCCATGGTGAAACTCTCCCTAAGCATAGTAGACACCTTCGCGGTGTCCAACTTACTTACGTTTCTACCTAACTCACTCGCCCTAGATTGCCATAACCCTTGATCCATCCTATCTGCGACAACAGTACGCCAATCTTGTCTAAACATGTTATCCGACACACGTTCAAACTCTGCGCTCATAGTATCCATAAAATTCCTATCCAGCTGTGCACGCGGTGCACCAGCAATCCTCTTTGATATAGCACTCAAGACCTCCGTCTGCACCACAGGACGTTTTCCACCACCAGCCGTAAGGAACTTAGACCTCCTAACCGCCTGTGGAGCACACAACTTGTCAAATCCAGTGTTTACAACCAGTCTAGGCACAGCCAACATCCAGCTCCTCTCTTCTGCAGACATCATATGACTCCTAACCTGTACGTCAACCCCCTGCAGCTCCGGAAACATGTCGAAATAATCTCCGTGCACAGCACCAACAGGATCATCAACGACTGGTTCCTTTGAACACATCGGCATAGTTTGTCCACCAACACGAACTCTCTCCCGAGTACCAGTTGGTTTATCATGCGCATCATAAGCGCATTTCATCTTGTCAACTAAATCCTTACGCTCTTCTGTCATAGGAGCATGTCTCTTAACGTCCAGCTCTTCCACTATGTCC